AAAAAGAAATAGCAAAAATGCAAGGGCATATTAATGGAGCATTGGATTGAGAACTCATTCCTTGTTTCCAACTGCGGTTACGTTTTTTGAATATAAAGGTATTACAGAAAAAGAGACAAAGTTTTTAGTTGAACAAAAGACAAGAGGCAATCAAGGAAACACAACATCTATTGGTAATAATGTTTTAGAAAACAAAGAAATGAAAAAACTAAAACAGTTTATTGAAAAATCTTTAAAAGAATATTTTAAAAATATTTATATGCCTAAAAATAAGGTTGAGCCTTACATAACACAGTCATGGTGTAACTATACAAAAGAAGGTCAGTTTCATCATAAACATGCACATCCAAATAGTTTTGTATCTGGTGTGTTTTATGTACAAGCTGATAGAACTAAAGACAAGATTTATTTTTATCAAGAAGACTATAAACAAATAAAAATACCAGCTAAAGAATACAACCCTTTTAATAGTGAGAGTTGGTGGTTTGAAACAGGAACAAATGATTTAGTTCTCTTTCCATCTAATCTAACTCACATGGTTGAAAAGGTGGTAGGTAAAGAAAGAATTAGTTTATCTTTTAATACATTTTTAAAAGGTTACATTGGAGAAGATTTAGAACTTACTGGATTACACATAGGAGCATAAGATGGCACACTTTGCAGAATTAAATAGTGCAAACGAAGTATTAAGAGTCACCGTAGTTGAAAACAAAGATACCGCAGATGTAAACGGAGTTGAAAAGGAATACATCGGTCAGGCTCACTTAGAAAAAGTGTTGGGTGGTACATGGAAACAAACTTCTTACAATGGTAACATGCGTGGTAACTATGCAGGTAAAGGTTACACTTACTTTGTAGATCAAGACTTATTTATGCCTCCTAAACCATATAACAGTTGGTCTATGGCTACGGCTGAAGCTACTTGGATAGCTCCTTCAGCTATGCCTACTGATGGTGGTATGTATAACTGGGATGAAGATAATCAAACATGGATTGATATAAGTGGTGCTAGTGCTGGAGGCGTTTAAACGATGAAGACAGAAGAGTTACTAAACGAACTAGACAAAAGACTTACTACACATGAAGCAATATGTGCAGAGAGGTGGGCTGAGACACTTTCTAAAATCAAGAGACTTGAAACAATCTTGATTGGTTGTTTTGGTTCTGTTGTATTAATACTTATCACTATCATTTTAAAACTAAGCTAAGGAGAAGTCTATGTACGGCATGATGAAAGGCAAGAAGAAACCAATGAAAAAAGCCATGAATGGTATGAACAAAGGTTATGGTGGTAAGAAGATGATGGCTAAAAAGCCAATGAAGAAACCAGCTAAGAGGAAAGCATAATGCCTTTAAAGAGAGGTTCTTCAAAAGAAGCTATATCTAGTAATATTAAGAAACTTAAAAAAGAAGGTTATTCTGCAAAACAAAGTGTAGCAATAGCTTTGAAAGAAGCAGGAAAATCTAAGAAAAAGAAAAGGACTAAACGTGGCTAAAGGAGTACCGCATTACTTTAGAGATGGTAAAGAGCATAAAGGTAAGATGCACAAGATGAGTGATGGTACATTACATTCTGGTGCAACACATACCAAGTCTAGTAAGAAACTTTACCATTTCAAAGACCTTTCTAAAACAGCACAAAAGAGGGCTAAAAGTGGCAGCAAAAAAGTCTAAGAAGTCTCCTACACCTACTAACAAGGCTCTGTATAACAGAGTCAAAGCAGAAGCTAAACGTAAGTTTAAGGTATACCCTAGTGCTTATGCTAATGGTTGGTTAGTAAGAGAGTACAAGAAAAGAGGTGGAGGTTACGCATAATGTCACTCAAGGAGTGGTTTGGTAAAGGTAAGAAAGGTGACTGGGTAGACATAGGAGCACCTAAAAAGAAAGGCAAGTTTCAGCCTTGTGGGCGTAAGTCTGCTAAGGACAGTAAAAGAGCCTACCCTAAGTGTGTTCCTAGGTCAAAAGCTAAGAGTATGACAGAGGCACAAAGAAGATCTGCTGTAAAAAGAAAAAGAGCAGCAGGAAACCCAGGCGGTAAACCTACCAATGTAAGAACATTTGCAAGGAAGAAAAATGGTTCAAAAAAAGTATCAAAATCCTAAAGGTGGTCTTAATAAAGCTGGTAGGGCTTATTTCAAAAGAACTACTGGTGCTAACTTAAAACCTCCAGTATCTGCTAAGAAAGCAAAAAAGTCACCTAAAGCAGCAGCTAGACGTAAGAGTTTCTGTGCTAGGATGCAGGGAATGAAAAAGAAGAGAACAGGTAGTAAAACAGCAAGTGACCCTAACAGTAGGATTAATAAAGCACTTAGAAAGTGGGATTGCTAATGGCACTAACAACAACATATTTAGATTTAGTAAATGATGTACTAGTCAGGCTTAGAGAAGCTCAAGTGACTAGTGTATCTCAGAATGGGTATTCTTCTTTGGTAGGTGCTTTAGTCAATGATGCTAAAAGAGAAGTAGAAGACGCATGGAACTGGGATGTACTAAGAGATACAGTATCATTTACTACACAGCAAGGCACATTTAACTATAACTTAGATGGTGCTAGAAACAAGTTTAGAATTATCTCTGCACACAATGATACAGAAGATGTATTCTTACGCTATCAGACAACAGGATACTTTATACAAAACTTATTATTAACAGAAACACCTACACAGGGAGCACCATTGTATTATAATCCTAATGGTGTAGATGCTGAAAGAGACGGACAGATAGACTTGTATCCTATTCCTGATGGTGAATACATAATAAGGTTTGACTTAGTAATACCAGAACAAGAACTAACAACTGATACTGACACCACAGCTATGCAGAAGAATGTAATCACATCTCTTGCATGGGCTAAAGCAATAGAAGAGCGTGGTGAAGATGGAGGTATCAGCGTATCAAGTCAGTATGCAGTAGCTAAACAGGCTCTAGCAGATGCTATAGCTATAGAAGCTGCAAGAAGACCTGATGAAGAAACTGTGTGGTATCCGTCATAATGCCTAATAAACCTATACAACCAGTATCCATAGTATCACCAGGTTTCTTTGGTATTAACACACAAGACTCTGGTGTTACTCTTGACTTGTCATTTACACTAGAAGCAGACAATGCTGTGATTGATAAGTCTGGTAGAATGGCTGCTAGAAGAGGATGGGAGTATCAGACAACTGCTGGTGGTACATCAACACTACCAGAGGCTTTAATAGAGTTTGACGCATATACAGGTACTGATTCTTATAGTATTATTAGTGGCGGTAACAACAACTTGTATGAAGGTGAAGGCACTATGTCTGCTATGCCTGTATACAATGCTGCTGCTAATGCAACAATTACATATAGTATAACAGATAACAACTGGCAGTTTAAACAGGCAGAGTTTGAAAGTGGTCTTAACTTTAGTCCACACATGTATGCAGTACAAAAAGGTCATCCTACTTTAGTATACCATAAGTTACCTGTAGGTGGCGGTGGAGGTGGTAGTCACGCACACACAGGAGACTTTGGACTACAAAGACTAGCAGACGTAGGTAATGTTCCTTCTGGATATGCAGCAGATACATTTACACCTAATGTAGCACTATCAGCTTTTGGTAGAATGTGGATGGCTGATATAGCAAATGACCCATTAACAATATACCACAGTGTATTACTAGATGGTTCAGACTTTAGTGGTTCTGGTTCAGGACAGTTAAACCTAGAGAAAGTCGTACCTGGTGGTGATAAGATAACAGCACTAGCTGCACATAACAACTTTCTAGTAATATTTTGTGAACACCACATTGTATTGTATCAAAATGCAGATGATATAAGTAATATATCATTGAATGATGAGATCGTAGGTACAGGATGTATTGCAAGAGACTCTGTACAAGTTATAGGCACTGATTTAGTATTTCTATCTGATAGTGGTTTAAGAAGCCTAGGCAGAACCATACAAGAAAAGTCAGCACCATTGAGAGACTTGTCAAAGAATGTAAGAGATAACTTTCTTGCACTTGTAGCGGTAGAGAACAAAGAAGAGATAAGAAGTGTATATTATGAGAAAGAAGCATTTTATTTATTAACTTTACCAGCTTCAGGATTTACTTTTTGTTTTGATGTAAGAGCAACACTACCTGATGGTGCATACAGAGTAACCAGATGGGATAGTATAGACCCATCATCATTTATCGTTACAAATGATAATAGATTACTTCTAGGTAAAACTGACGGAATAGCAGAGTATAAAAACTTTACAGATAATGGTTCTAGTTATGTATTTAGTTATCTATCACCATACCTGGACTTTGGTAGACCTGATATAACAAAAATACCTAAAAAGATTAATGTAACAGTTATAGGTGCTACAAATACTACATTATCTTTGAAGTGGGCTTTTGATTATGAAAACAGTTTTAATAACACTGAAGTAACAACAAAAGAAGGAAATATTGCTGAGTACGGTACAGCAGAATACAACATAGCAGAATACTCAGCTTCTGTATTTATTGATAAACTTAGTACACAATTGTCAGGAAATGGTAACATCTTACAGGTGGGCGTAAATGCAGCAATAGATAGTAACCCTCTATCACTACAAAAGATAGATATATATTCAGTCTTAGGAAGGACTATATAAATGAGTAATTATACAAAAACAACTAACTTCGCAGCAAAGGACACATTAAACAGTGGTGACCCAAACAAAGTCGTTAAAGGAACGGAAATTAATACTGAATTTGATAACATTGCTACAGCAGTTGCGACAAAAGCTAATTCTGCCTCCCCAGCGGTGACAGGCACAGCAACCATTACGAATGTTGTACTATCAGGAACAATGTCTGGTGGTTCAATAGAAGGAGGGACATACTCGTGAGTATCTTAGAAGATTACAGAAGATTCCAAGAAGAGCAACGTGCGAAAGGCATAGACCCTTCTGTTGCTCCTAGACTGACACAAGAAGAACAAGATATATTAAGACAAGAAATAGCTGCTACGTCTGTAGACACCACCACAGCCTCACCACAGCCCTCTACAGACGTTAGTGGCACTGGTATGCTTACAGAGTCAAGAACGCAGACACAGGCTCGTGAGAGCG